GACGGCGCAGGAGCAGGGGCGGAGGGCTTGGTGGCCTTGGCCTTCTTCTTGGCCTTGGCAGCGGCTGCAGCGGCCTGAGCAGCGGCGAGAGCGGCTTCGGCTGCGGCTGCGGCCTCCTCGTCGTCCTCGTCCTCTTCGCCTTCCTCAGCCACGGGGGCAAGGGGAGCGGCCTGCGTGGGCACGTCCTCCTCATCCACGGGGCGGGGCTTCGGCTTCGTGGGAGCCTTGGCGGGAGCCGGGGTCGCTTCTGCGGGCTGTGCCGCTGCATCGCCCTCCCCGGTAGTTCCCGCCGAGGCATAGTCGGGTTCCTCGGACAGGATGTGTTCGACCTCGGGGCTGTCACGCAGCTCCTCGACGGCGGTGTACTCCTCCTCGCTCAGGAACCGGGGGCGGTCGTCCTCGTCGGTCGCGACCCGGAAGGTCAGCTTCGGGTGCGAGGCACCGGAGTCGAAGCCGATCTGCGTGGCGACGGCGTAGTACTCCACGCCTGCGGGGCCGAGTACCTTCTCGGCGTAGTCCTTCAGCGGGTTGAGTGAGGCGGGCGGGATACGAAGGAGGAACGTGTGGGCGTCCTTACCCTTCTTCGCCAGCTCGTCGGCGAACACGACGGCCATGCGGCGCAAGTCGCTGCACTCACGGCCCTTCTTGCCCTGCTCGGTGATACGGCTACCCCAAGCGTTGCGTGGGCAGGTGGCGCAGTTGGAGTGCTGCTTCTCCTGCACGGCTGCGTCGGGCTTCACGCCATCGCTCGACCAGCACGACGGCGGCGAGTTGTCGCCCTCGACCCACTTGCCCTTGTAGTAGGTCTTGGACAGGTTCTTGTTCGACTTGACGAACACCACGTCGATGGACGGGACAGCGTTCCCACGACGGTCGAGAAAATCGACCTCGGTGCCGCCCTTGCGGACGCGCCACACCTTGCCACGATAGCTGATGATCGGGAACCCGGCAGTGACGCCAGCAGCCAGTTCACTGGCTACGGCGCGAGCCTGCTCGGGGGACTTCCTCAGGTGAGCGGGAAGCTGGTTCGGGTTCAACGGGACGAGATTCGACATTAGGCCCTCCGGACTCCAACAGTGTGGACAGACGTGAACTTGACGCCGGGGACTTCCGTCCCGGCCTCCAGCAACTCGCGGACAGCGACCTTGTTGGCCTTCAGATCGACGGCGTCCCAATTGCCAGTGGACTCGACCCACTGGCGGAACACCTGACGGTCCTGAACCGTGGCGCTGTGCTGCGTGTTGCGGTAGACGGTGCCTGCATCGCAGGACAGGGAGTCGGCACCAAGCTCTTCAAGCTTCTGCAGGAGGATGCCTTCCAGCTTCTCCATGCCCTGATTGGTGCGCTCCATCGACTTCTTGAATTCGGCCTCCGCAGCCTTCTTGGCATCGCGCAGGCCGATGTAGATCTTCACCAGCTCGGCTGGCGGACGATCGGCAACGGGTACTGTTGCATTGGTCATGTGATCTCCTGTGTCAGTCTTATTCGAACATTTCCAGCAGCGCGCCCTGTAGAGAGGCTTTTTGCTGCAGGCGTTTATACAGCTTGCTCTCCACCGGAGTCCCCGTCAAGTGCATGATGAGCTGCTTGCGAGTCTGCCCCGGTCTCGTGATTCTAGCACACGCTTGCTCGTAAGTGTCAAGCGATGTCGTGGGCGAAAACCAGATGATGACGTTGGCCGCAGTGAGGGTCAGGCCGTGGGCCATGCACTTCGGGTGGGCGACGATGATACGCGGGAACTCAGCGTGCTGGAACTCCGTGAAAATGCTGTCCCGTTGGGCCTTGGGGGTCTCGCCCGAGACCTGCGCCACGCTGTAGCCGTCCCTCTTCAGCCGCTCGGCGACCATCTTCGATGCGTGGATAAAGTCCACGAACACAATGACCTTGCCCTCAGCTTCGTCGATCAACTCGATCAGGGCGTCCATGCGGGTGGAGTTGTCGAGTTCGACAGCCTTACCGTCCCGCGTGTACACGAACCCCGTCGTGATCTGCAGCAGCTTCGACATGAGTACGCCTTCGTTCGCGGCGTTCACTTCACCTGCTGCAAACGCGGTTTTCATGTGGCGCATCATTTCGGTGTAGACGCGCTTCTGCTCGGGGGTCAGCGGGGCTTCGCGGGTGTCGTAGCTGACGGGCGGGAGTTCGACGCAGTCGTCGCGCTTGAAGCGGACGGCTGGCTGGAGCATTTCGTAGACGATCTCCTTGGAGTCCTTGCGTGGCACCCACCGGAACGTGGATACCTGCGCCATCGTGGACTCCTTGAAGTTCTTGAAAAACTTCGGGGTACGTTCTGGCGTCAGGAGTTTGGCTTGCGCCCACGCATCCGGAGGCTCGTTGGGAGTAGGACTGCCAGTGAGGCCCCAAGCGAACTTGCGGCTTCCCACAAGAGCAGACAGAGCCTTCCAGCGATCAGTCCGAGCATTACGGAAAGCAGCAAGCTCGTCAACAACCACAGCCCCAATATCCACCCGAGTGAGAAGAAGAGGGAGGACGGTCTTAATCCCGTCGTGATTGATGACGTAGATGTGATGGTCCTGTGCCAAAACCTCCTTCCGCCGCTCCCTGCTCCCATGCAGAACCCCCACGCTCAGATGGTTGAAGTACCTGAAAACCTCCCTGTACCACACAGTGGTGAGGGTCGAGAGAGGGGCGACCACGATCGCCCGTTGAATCTGCTTCTCGCGGATCAGGAAGTCAATAGCGTAGAGGGTCGAGCGTGTCTTGCCGGTGCCCATTTCCGACAGCACGTAGGCCCTGCGGTTCATCGTGAGCATGGCAGCAGTCACCTTCTGCGTCTTGAAAGGACTATCACCATTCCAGTCGTACCGGACCATGATGGGGGCCGGGGCCTTGAGGCCGAGGTTCCTAGCGAGCTTCACTACGTCGTGCGTGTGCGGAACGACCATGCGGTCGCCCTCCACGCGATGCTCCTTCACCAAGCTCGCCAACTGCCGGTTGTACGGCAGCGAGAGCGTCTGGTTCCGGCGATCGACTAAGACAGCATCGCCAGCCATCCGGCCAGTACCTCAGGGTTGGTTCCGTCGTAGACGAACACATGCGCGCCAGCCTTGCGCATTTCCTCGATGGTGGACTCCTGCCGCTCGGTCGGCTTCTTCCTCGGTGCCTTCGTCTCGATGGCGAAGAACTTCCCGTTGATGCAGCCGATGAAGTCAAGCGTGGGTTTCCCCATGCCGTTCTGGACAGGCATGTGGTAGTACACGGGGTAGCCCTTGTCGCGCAGGTGCGTCAGCGCCCGCCTGACCTGCAGCTTGACCTTGCCCTCTGGAGTGTTAGCCATTGTGGCAGCGGTAGCAGGCTTCCACGATCAGCATGGCGAGTTCGGTCTCGGACCCTTCCACCTTGGTCTCGCCGCAGGACACCTCGACCTTCCCGCCGTCGATTTCCAGCTCGACCTTCTTGCCTTCGGCGGCACTCTTGTTCAGTACAACGAACGCTGCGCCGGGAGAAGTCGTGTACCACTGCGACGCGACGGCACTGCCAACGTCATCGCCTTCCTCGCCGACAAACTTAGCGGCCCATTCATCCAGTACTTCGCGCTTCATATGACCCTCCTAGAGGTCGTAGATCATCCCGCATTTGGCGAGAAAGTCAGGGGACTCGATCGCCGTCTCCGGCGTGTCGATGTGATGACCGTTCTTGAAGAACACGGTCAGGTTGCCATTGCCGTCGCACTTCACTTCCTTCAGGTGACGGGGGAAGTGTTTGGCCATCTTGAAGAAGAACAGCTCCCCACGGAGACTGAGGTTGGTCATGATCTCGTTTACCTCTGTGGCCATCAGCCCCAAGTCCTTGGCCGTACGGTCATCAAGCCTGTGGTCAATGCACCGTGCGAACTTCTTGTCGTTGGGATCGCACCATGTGATGCGCAGCAACAGCGACATGCTGGCGATGCTGTAGCTGGTGTGGACGGCGAAGTTCATCGCACGGTACTGCGCGTCGGTCAGGGCCTCCCGTGCAGCCTTATCTTTCAGCATGTGCTGAATGGCCCGGACCAGTGTGTCGGGGCTGTTGCTGATGTTCGCCTTACTCACGGGACTCCCAATTTGGGCAGGACTTCACGGGGCAGTAGCGGCACAGGCCGCTCGGCTTGGCCGGGAAGTCGGTGGTCTTGATGGCCAGCTCCAGACGCGAAGCGCGTGGCAGCAGATCGGACCAGATCTTCTTGAAGTCGTGCTTAGTGTAGGACTCGCGGCTGATGTTCTTGTGCTTGAGCCAGAAGAACGCAACGTCGAACGTCTCCAGCTCCGGCATGTACTGCGACAGTACGGCGGCACTCATGGCGAGCTGTGTAAAGTCAGGCTTTACCTTGCCGGTCTTGTAGTCGATGACGATCGCGTGGGTTCCCTGAACGATCGCCAAGTCGATGATGGCCCGCAGGTAGACATCGCTGGCGAAGAAGTCGGTCGGCTCGAAGTCGCGGTTCAGCGCGAGCTTTTGCTCCCCGTGCTTATCGCCGGGGGTACTTGCAAGACGCGCCGCCAGTGACTCGTACATCCGGTACGCAAGAGGGAGCGGATCTCCCTTGACAACACGCTTGAAGAGCGCAAGGTGGATGGCGTTGCCTTCGGCTCCGGCTTCTGAGTCTCCATATTCATCCTTCACATCCTTCTTGACGTTGATATGGAAGTACTGCTTGGGGCAGTTCTCGTAGCGCCCGAGGGCCGAGTAGCTCCATGCGAAAGGCTTGGCCATTACTTGCAGTCTCCGAAGGTCGGACCCCAATGGACTTCCACCGCAACAGGCAGGTCAGGTGCCCATGCAGGTGGGGCCGACATGATCTTGCTGATCGGCGCGGCCAAGGCTTCAGCATCCCTCTCCGGCACCACGTAGTCAAGCTCGTCGTGGACCTGTAGCACGGGCTGGAGGCCGAGTTCCTTGTGAATCGTGAGCATGTTGTCCATGACCACGATGCGGGCCAGCGCCTGTACGATGTTCTCGGTCAGCTTGCCGCCGAAGAGCTTCCGGGTCTCGCGCCCGAAGGTGTAGATCCACTCGCCAGTGTCGCTGCGGCGCAGGTCGTTATAGTAGATCGGCATCCCGTTGGGCAGGATGACCATGTTCTTCGCGGACATGCAGACCAGCTCGCCGCCGGGGGGCGCGATGATCGACTTCCCCTCACCTGTGGCGATCCGGGGGAGCAGGCGGTCGAACTTGCTCCACAACTGAGGAATCTCGCGGTACAGGGTACGGTAGGTAGTGACCAGCTTCTGCGACTCAGCAAGGTCGATGCGGACGTTGTCCTTCCCGAGGGTCGTCTTAAGCTTGTCGGCCCCCATCCCATAGCCAAGGCCAAGGATGCAGGTCTTGCCGACGAACCGGCGAGCGTCGTCCTCCTTGGACCGCCCCTTCAATGTGTCGATACGGTATGCGTTTGCTGCAAAAGCCGCATACACATCCTCCCTGTTACGGAAGCCCGTCGTCAGGATGTCGCACCCGGCCAGCCACGCCACGATGCGGGCCTCGATCTGCGACAGGTCGGCCCCCATTACCACATGCCCCTTTGGGGCACACATGGCAAACCGGATCTTCGACTTGTCCACCCGTGGCGGGTTCTGCATGTTGATCTTCTGCGTACCACCATACCGGCCCGTGTGGGCCGCGTAATAGTTCAGGGGGACCCTGAGCTTCCGGTGGCGCTTGGCGATCTCCAGCAGCCTTCCTGTGCGCGTCTCGGTGATCGTGGACTTGAGGCCAAGGCGGGCTTCGATAAGGCCGCTCACGATCTCGTCGTCGGCGTACTCCTCCTGCATGGCCTTGAACTCGGGGTCGCCCTTGGCGAAGGCCCACGTCAGTTTACCAGTGGTGAGGGAAACCTTCGTGGGCGGGTCCACCCCCACCCGCTGCAGGACGGCGGCGAACTTGTCGTTCGACATAAGCTCGTCCTTCGTCGCCAGCCGTGAGAGCGAGGCCATGAGCTGAGCCTTCTTGGCCTGCTCGTGCTGCAGCTCCTCGGCAAGAAGCTTGGCGTCCAGCTCCAGCACGGGGTCAAGGTACATCCGGTGCGTCAAGTCCATGATCGCGAACTCGGAGCGGGGGAAGAGGGGCCGCAGGTGCTGGAACAGCCTCCACGTTCCCTCAACGTCGGTGCAGCAGTAGTCGGCGTAGGACTTCAGCTCGCTGGAGGTTAGTGACTGGCGCGTCCTGCCGAGCATGTTGTGGACCTCGACGCCCTTGCGCAGGCCATCGAAGTCGCAGTACTCCAAGCACTTCGCCAGTGACACTCCCGACAGGAAGGGCCGCAGATGGGCCTGTGCCATGCTGATCGTGTCGAAGATGAACTTCGGCCTGATCCCGAATACCTCCTGCAGAATGGTCGCGTCGAACATCGCGTTGTGGCACACGACCGCGTTCTCGTGGATCTGCAGGGCCGAGAGCCATTGCGCGGTCTGCTTCTTCGTCCCGCTGAACCACTCAACAGGGCCGTCGTTCACCTTGGCCGCAACGAGGATGACTTCGAACCGGGGGTCGGTGATGTAGTCCTCGGTGGACATCTTCGACAGGGAAAACTCCTTGTCGTAGTAGGTCTCGAAGTCGATCGGGATGATGTTCACTTGAACGCCTTCGCCTGATCACCATCGTAGTCAGTCATTGAATCCTGCCCTCCGCATTAGCGCCCTGTGGTTCTTGATCGCTCGGTGGTCAGACGCGGTCGCACTCGACACGACCATCGTTCTGCCGTCGGGAGCGTACGGGGCCGTAGTTCTTGATGGTGCCCTCGATAAGTGCCGAAGAGACTCCGGCCTCCGAAACGTGTGCAGCGACTGGGGCAACGCCTTCCCGGTCGATCTTCCACACGGTCCCACCTGCGTTGATGATAGCGAGCGCCTCGTTGTCGAAGCGTACGTCCGTTACCACCATGCGGGGAGAAACACTCTCGCGTACCGTGTCCCACTCGCGCAGCATACGGTTCACCCACAGGTCCTGATGGATCAGGTTCCTGCCCCACTCGGTGCCGAGGGTCTGCGCCAACTGGCGGGGGGATTTGCCGATCCAAGGGATGACTGCCTCCTTCGCCACGCGATCGTCCCATACGCTGAGCGGGACGCCGAGCATGACTTCCAAACCCTGCTTCATGGCAAGGGCGAGCGTGTACTTGTGGAAGCCGTGGGGGGAGAGCATCTTCGCCACGGCGTCCTTGCCACAGCCTGCGGGGCCGCACAGTCCTACGAGAAGTTGCTTACTCATCGGGTTGAGCCCTTGCGTAGTACGAACCTGTTGTGGAGAAGCATCGCGGCGAGACAGCCTGTGCCGCCGCCGAGGCCGAGTGCGAATACGAGCCACAGTGTGAAGCCCTCTTTGGCAACCATCGCCAGAACGTACACTTCGAAGAGGGCCATCGCGTTGCTGGTCGCGACGACCCACCCATAGTTGTTGTGGATCACGTTACGCTGCTGGAACGCCTTCAGGAAGATGAAGGCGAAGTTCGCAGCAAACGTCGTGAGGAATGGGATCATGCGCCTACGACGACCACATTCCTTAGAGGTCCGCTACCGTTGGCAGCTTCGGCGGCTTCCCATGCCGCGTTCCAGCGCGTGGTCTCCCAATGCTTCTTGCTGATCGGTGCCGCCTGCGGGTGGACGAATGCGAACTGCATGGAGGGGCGCATGCTGTGGTACACGGTGTTGAATACCTTGCGAGCGTGGTTGCTCCACAGGTCCCACTGCCCTTTCGGGACCTTGTTCTTGTTGAGTACCGGCCTGCCCATGTTGCGTGATTTGGTCATCTGATCTCCTTCTGAAATGATAGTCGATGCCCCGGCGGTGAATAGGATTTCGCTTAGTATGCCCACGAATCCGATAATGTCAAGCCCTACAGCAGACAAAAAAGGGGACCCCCGAAGGGGTCCCGAAAACAAGGGGTCGATTGCTAGGCTAGCAACTAGGTCGGCAAGGGTCCGGTCTGCACCTGCACGTCCCACTCGTAGTTCTCGACTTCAGGGAGCAGCAGGGCCTCGGTAATGATCGTGTCGTACGGCACCAGTGCCTTGCGGGTCCACTCCTCGTCAAGGATAGGATGCTCGTTCTCAGGATCGTTCTCGTCATCGTAGTGCAGCACCGACTCGGGCAGCTTCGATCTGACCTTCATCCTGCGCAGTACCTCCTGCCCTCGCTCGGGCAGGAAGCTGCACAGGTTAGGCCACAGTCGATGGATCTGCCCCATCGTGTTGCAGCAATTGAACACTCTGTCCACCTTGGTGTAGACCTCTGTGTTCTCGATCTTGATCCTTGTCCATCGCTTGGCCCATTCCTCGACGGAATCCAGAAGATGATCGGGAAGCCGACTGAGGTGTATCGTGTCGCGCTCCGCCCGCCAAGTCTCGGTCTGTGGCACCGGCACAGGCTTGGGGAACCTGACGTACAGTGCCGTCGGCACTTGCGGTGGGACGATCTCGGACATGATCGTGAACTGGCGCGTGTCCCACATGAGTGTCAAGTCATCGTCCTTGATCAGGATCGACGGCATGCGGGTCATCAGCAATCGGATCGCCGCTCTCTCCCCGGAGTCCCAAACCCGCTTGTACACGTCCGCTGGGGTGAACGGGCACGGTGCGAGCAGCCGCAGCCTTGCCCCCAGCTTGTGCGCGACTGCGCTGAGAACTTCGGTCTTTGAGTAGTCGCGGACATTTTGGCTATGTCTACGTCTGCGCATCAGAATTCCTCCTTGTTGTAGCCGATCCACGCCGTCAGGTCATGCTTCGACGGGAGCAGCGTTGCGGTTGCGAGCATTTCCGTCAGCCGTGCCATAGCGTCGGGTGGCAGCACCTGCGCGACCTCCTCACGGATATCCGCAATACGAGGGCTCTGCCGTCGGCTGAGCTTGGCAGTCTCGGATATGCGGATACCGGAAATGATAGCGGGTACGGCCTGCACAGCCTCTGGCCACGCGAGTGCAATGTCGGTACGGTTGTGGAACAGCGGAGCAACCTCGTAGATCTTCTTGACGTAGTGTCGGATCTCCGTGTCCAGCAGCACCGCACTCTGGTGCCATGCCTGCAGTCGCGGGTCCGCACGAACGGACTCATTCAGCAGGAACGGCTCGCCCTTGCTGTGGGGGCATACAGCGCCGCTCGCCATGCGGATCCAGAATGGTTGGTCTGGGTTATCGGTCCTCCAATCGTCGATCTTCGACGGCGGTGTGAGGTTGAAGTGAATGATCTCCTGCCGAGACGTGATACGAAGCATGTTGCGGTACGCCACGCCGTAGGGCTGAAGGTCTTGTGGGACGCGCCCCACGAACCACTTGCCAAGCTGCGGGGGGAACGCCCCCATGTACACGTCAACAGGGTCGAGGGGGAATTGGATGGTCTGCCGCAAGCGGGGCAGCAGGTCAGCCAGCTCCATACGCAGGGACGCTCGTAGTGCCTCACTCATAGCTTTCGAGGTCCACCTTGACTACGTCACCGAACGGCGGCTGAACATCCGTGGTCATTACCCAGATGACGGGGTACGGCGGCGGCTGGTCAGGGAACGCGCCGTAGCCATCGGTGAAGAAGATCAGGCAGTCAGGCTGGATGTTCCGATCGTCCACTTCCTTGAACGCAGGGCGAAAGTCCGTGCCGCCACCACCCTTCAGCTCAGGCTTATGGGCATACAGGTCGGTGTTGCTGTCCAGCTCATGCACGCTGTGAACCTTGGCGTCACATGACATCAGCCACAGCTTCTCTGGCCTGCATGTGGTGAGGATCTCGGCGGTCTCCGCATAGCCTGCGTCGAACTCTCGCTGCCCCATGCTGCCGGAAGTGTCCACGAACTCGACCACCGTGCCAGCACCGAACCCGGTATAGCTCGGGAAGAAGATCTTCTGCGTCACCAATCGGCGACGGTGTGGGGAAGCCCACGTTGTGGTCTCCCGGCTCACAGTGCGAACGATGATGTGCCGCAGCCGTTCCTTCCAGTTGATCTGGGGCTTCAGCATCTCATCCACCCACCGCTCAAGACCGGCAGGCATCTTCCCCATTGCCTTGGCTTGGTTGCGGGCCGAAGCGACCGATCGCTTCATTTCGGCCTCGCTCTGCTTTGAGGGTTCGTAGATGTGCGTGTCCATCGGCTGTTTGTCGCCCACGCCCTCGTTGGAAGGTTGCCCCTCACTGCCGGGAGGCGGTGGACCATTGCCACCCTTGCCATTGCCGCCCTTGCCGGGAGGCGGTGGCCTGAGCTTCTTGGCGAGCGTTCTGTACACGTCCTCGAAAAGCTCAGTGCCTTCTCGGGCGATACCCACGTCGTACAGCATACCCTTCGGCATCTGGCCGATCTTGTTGCTGACCAGCAGCGCGTTCACGATGTAGTCCGCTGCCACGTTCGCCAGTCCTGCATGGAACGGCTTGCCTTCAAAGCCAAGGTCCGAGTACCGCTTGAACCGATCCATGTGCATCCACATGGCATGGCCGATCTCGTGGCAGCAGACGAACACAGCTTCCGGCAATGATAGCGATGCAAGGAAATCCTCATCGAACCAGATGAGTTTCCCGTTGGTCGCAGCCGTCGCGATGCCGGGGTACTTCCCCACTCGCAGGTCCATCATGTCGAGCATGAGGCTTGCGAAGAAGGGCGTGTGCAGCAGCATGGCGGTTCGCATCTCGGTGAACCGCTGCTTCGCTTTGGGATGTGCAATCTCCATCGTTTTCTCCTTGTTGCTAGGCTAGCAACGTCAAACGTCGAGGCCGGTGGTCAGGTGGAAAGTTAGCGTCGGCTTTCGCTCGATCCAGTTGAGCAATGGCTGGCGGTCGGGCAGCAGTTCCTCCTGCCAGAGCCGAACCATGTTGGCCAGCTTGCTGGTGGCGGGCTTCAGTTGGGAGCCGTTGTTCCGCTGCCGCCAGCGGTCGATGCGCCCGTTGCTGTCCTTCTGCTCATCGTGCCGGGAAACCTCCCACCCTGACACGCATAGCCATACGTACTTCGGTGCCCATTTATCGCACCGACGAACCGACATTGCCGTGGTCAGGTCGATATCGACCATGTGGGCAGCGGCGATCATGTCGGTCTTGTACTGCTCTGCCTTCGCAGTAGGAACCAAGACGTTCATGTTCTTCTTTCCCATGTAGCCGATCGACGGGATCTTCGGCACCCCGTCGATGTTGTCGAGCATGGTGAGGATCGCTTCGACTGGCCCGCCTCGGGACACGGAGAATCCCTGCCGGATAGTATTGCAGAGGCGGGTGAAGGTGGGCTTCTCCACCTTATCCCAATCGAAGATGATCTCGCCAGTGCAAGTGAAGGCAGACTTCAGCTCGCTGTTGACGAAGATGCCGCCGACACCTGTGTGTCCGCTGATTCTGGTAACTTCCATCGTCAGACTCCCTTGGCCATCTTGGCCATCATGTTGAGAACTTCCTGCGCGTGAGCGCCGACCTCGGCACGGAGCGTGGGCTTGGTGCGCAGCTCCTCCACGTCGTGCTGGCACAGGTGCTTGTCGATGTACTGGCGCAGCTCCTCAATGCGCGGGTCGTTGGTCGCGTTCAGGTGCTTGAGCTGGTGGGCAACCGAGCGCACGTTATCCACAAGCGTGTAGTGGAACAGCTTGTCGGGATGCGACAGCCGCTCTGCCATGCGGCCCACCGCCTCGTGGATACGAATCCACAAGTCCTGCATGGCGTTCTCCAGCATCTTCTTGGTCTTGCCCTGCAGCGCATCGGCCAGCGCCTGACACTGCGCCTGTGGCAAGCCCTTGAAGTCCCCGCCGACCGGGATCGGGTGGAAGTCGAAGGAGATATCGAAGTGCGAAGCGATGCTCTCGACGTTGGGGTAGTCGGTGATATCGAATCGCTTGCCGAGCTTCTTCTTGGCTTCCTCGATCAGTTGGGGATACGCCGGGACGAACTTGTCCACCGCCGCCTGCATCTCCGCCTTGCGAGCGCCGAGCTTGCTGATGCAGTCGAAGAACGCGGTGTTGGGCATCATCCTTGCCCCCGTTCTGCGCGCAGAATCATCCACACCCGTCGTGGCCCACGGCAGGGTCATGGTGTAGAAGTCAGCGCGAGCCGAGTCGATCGCCTTGTGGATAGCCTTGAGCAACGTGTCGGCCCCGGCGAGCAGGTGCTTCCGTGTCTCGAACGCCTGCGCATCGGCCTCGTTGGCGTCGGCAATGTCCTGACTCGCCTTGCGGTCCTTGACCTTGGCGTGCCAACGGCGGGTGTTGAGCGTCACCAGCGTGGCAAAGTTACGGAGGTCCAACGTCTCCGCAATCTCATCGGTGGTGAACGTCGGCAAGGTCACGGGCGGGAGTGCGTACTCCGTTCTGTCCTTGGTGTCGGAGAACGGTGTCAGGTCCTCGCCCACAGGCATCGTTGCTAGGCTAGCAACCTCGGGCTGCGGCTCGGTGGGTACAGTCTCCACCACATCCGTGATCAGCGGCTCCAGCTCGGATCGCTTCTCCTCGGTGGGCTGCGGGGCCGTGATGATAGCGGGTTCCTCCTTGACAGGGAGGGGCTTGCTCTCGTCCAGAATGTCGGCCAAGAGGTCGTCGAGGTTGAAGTCAGTCATTGAGTTTCTCCTTCATCTTGCGAATGGACTGCTCGTCCATCAGCCACATGCCGATGGTCGTGAGCAGCATAAGTGCCACCGTGACGTACGCGAGCAGCACGTTACGAATGACTTGAGACACACGCATGAACAAGTTCACGGTTCTTCTCCCTTGTGGTGTTGAGTTCCTCGCGGAGGCGTTGGATCTTGCGCTCCTGCTCCTCCACGGCCTTGTGACGGACGATCAGGATGCGCTCAGCTTCGTGTAGATCCTTCTCCAGTTTCCACACTGCATACTGAGTCCGCACCCCTTCCATCCCATTGACGATGGCGATCTTCATCCCTTCTCCTGCATGATGCGAAGTGCTTCGGCTTCGCTGTACCGACGGACCAGTTCAGGGTGCAGCCGAATGATGCCCCCGTCCGTCACCGTGCCGGTGTCGAGTGGCCCAGATGCAAGGAGGAACTCCTCGCCTCGGGACGCGCCCCACCGGATAAGGCGCACGTCGAAGAAGTCCCGATCCGTAAGCGGGTTGTGGATGAGCGCTACTCTGATAGCGCCTTGCCAGCCAGCGATACTTGCCACGTACCCTGACTTCTTGTCGCCGCAGCGCGTGGCTTCCCCCCGCGTGCCCTTGATCGAGCCGTAGAAGTGGCTCATTCGTCATCCTCCTCGGGCATGTTGCCCAACGTCGGATACCCTTCGTGCTGCGGCACGCTCTCCCACGCAATGTCGAGCAGGTCAGGTAGGAACTTGGCCTGCGCAACCACGAGGAAGCAGTCCGTGCCGCCACGATCGTCCGCGATGTAGATATCGGGAACGTCAGCCGTTGCTAGCCTAGCAACGACCGACGGCAGCTCTGCCTGTGTGACGTAAGCGACCTTCCTCACTTACGCTGCTCCAGAATGTTGGCCGCGAGGACGAGGTCCTTGTTGTCCCGAATCCACTGCGCGAAGTCGGGCGTCTGGATCATTTGCGGGCAGCGGCGCAGGACAGCCTTCAGGCCAGCCACCTGAAACTCCTTGCCTAACCGCTTGAGGAACACGAACGCAGGCTTCGCCGTCTGGGCATCCACCCTGTGCGCGACCATCTGCATGGCAGCGTACGTGGCGTCGATGCGATGCTCGGGGATCTTCACCTTGTCGGGATGAGCCACGATATCCTCCCACTTGGGCAGCTCCTCTGCCACGCGCAGGAAGGCAACGAACTCAGCCGCCGCACCCTCACCGATGTACCCCGCCGCTGCCTCGGTGAACATGTCCATTGGCAGCTTGTTGATCAGATGCGAGGTCTTGACGAACGTGCGGGGAGTGCAGAACGGACCCTGCTTATCCGGCACCTTGTCGGCGAAGATCAGGCTCGGCTTCACCTTCGCGAACGCAATGGCAAACGGGTTGATCGCATTGCGCTCGGCCCAATCGACCCACGAGTCCAGCGACGGTTCGATGTTGATCACGCAGATTCTGTTCTGGATGAACGCGAGGTCTCGGTTCACGCCCGAACGATCCGACTCACGGTTCGACGCTGCTACGACCATGTAGGTGATTTCGAGCCTCGACTCGCCCACCTGACCGTTGAGCAGCAGTTCCGCACTCGGCTTGCCAACGTCCTGCTGCGCCTGCGCACGCTCGTTGAGGAACACGAAGCCGTGCTTAGCGTCCGTGACACGCGGCACCCAAGGGGCCTTGGTGAACTGCATGATCGGAGAGCCGTCCGTGTCACGACCGGGAAGGCCGAAGCCACGAACGTCCGGCGCTTCCACCGTCGTGAGGAAGAACGACTTGATGGAGAACGGCAGTCCCAGTCGCTTGGAAATGATAGCGCCTGCCTGCTCCACGCAGGCGTCCTTGCCCATGCCCGGACCAGATCGCAGCTCCACGCTGAATCGTTCCCCCGTCTCCTGCTGAATGAAGTACAGGTCGGCAAGGAACTGGGCGGCTTGATTGATGTTCATTCGTTATCTCCTTCGGTTGTTGAAAGTACTGTCGTGAATGCGCCAGTCATGGCGCTTGCATCCAGTAGCGGGCAGCTTCGTCGTTCCAGATATCCATGAGCCACTGCACCAGCACTTTGTTGGTCCCCTGATCCATCGGCACGTCATCCTTGTTGCGGATGATCCACGTACCGGGGTGAGACTCAGCTTCGTGCATGGTGAATGGTGCGTTGTACGCGGCCCACTCGGGGTCGTTGGGCTTCGGAGGTTCGCGGTCCATGTTGCTAGCCTAGCAACCTGAACCACAGCACCAGTTCGATGGCGTTCTTCAGCATCCACAAGCCTGTCGCGATGATAGCGACAGCGAGCAGTATGCGTCCGAACACACCGATCCCCGCCCATGCGTTCAGCATGCCAAGGGTCTGGTTGACCCTACGTTCGCGCTTCTCGGTCATTGGGGCTCTCCATGAGTACGACTTCGTAATCCTTCCACCCGAACTTGGGCTGATTGGCAGCGGTCTTGTCCCACCACTGGTCAGCCTCCGTCACACTGGCGAAAGGGCCAAACGTCTCAACGCCGCCCCTGAGCAGGTAGGCGATGAGTACGAACTGGAACTTGTCCTCTTTCGGTGGTTGGTTGGGGAGGGTCATCAGACACCCGCAGCCCGAACAGACTTCGATCTGTTGGGCTTGAGTGCCGCACTTGGCGCAGATCCACATGGCTACTTGGCCTTGGGAGCAGGCTCCAAGTACTTCTGCTCACACATGTGGGTGATGACCGACGAATTGAACACGGTCTTGTTGTCGGTGAACCGCTTCGACAGGTAGCCGTTGAGTTCCTTGCGCGTGGGCGTGAAGCCAGCCGCCGCCCCTTCGAAGTACCCCTTCAGCAGCAGGTACGCAGCGTGCAACTGCGTGTTGTTGGTCCCTCGCCATGTGATGCCGGTCCAGCGCAGCGGCATGTTGTTGGGGTAGTGCATGGGTCGGGCCTTGGCAGTCGCCTTCGGAACCGTGACGGGCTGCGGGGCTGTCGCTGCTCTGAACGCATCGACGCTGACCGTGTACTGAATGTCCACAGGAATGCCAGCCGCTTCGAACTGCTCAGCCTGTTCCTGAGTGATGACGATGAACTTGGTCACTGTTGTCTCCTTGTTGCTAGGTTAGCAATCAGTTGATGGTCGGGTTGGCGGCAAGGATGGCGTCGATGGTGTCGATCGCCGCCTCTGCCGTAGCGAGCGCGTGTGCGTGGTCTGCTCCTCCTCCTTTCTGTGCCTTGAGTCGGTTGAACGTGATGATCCATTGCCAGCGAATCTCCTTGGCGCGGGCAATGGTCTCGGCATCCAGTGGCTGCGACAACTGGATGTGTTGGGTGACGAAGATGCCGTCGCGGATGCTCATTCCTCTTCCTCCTCGCAGTAGTTGGGCATCACGTCGAGCCTTGTCAGCGGCTCGGCGTAGAACTGGATGAGCAGCGGATTGACCTCGGCTTCAACCTGCTGCCACAGGTCGAACAGGTCCCCGTTTATGTCGCCGCTGAACTCCCCGATCAGCGACCGGCTTGCGCCGACGTAGGCCAAAGCGAGTTCCCTGAGTGTCATGGGTAGGGCCTCCCCGCTTCGATGACCCACAGGATGGTCATGGCAATCCACAGCGCAGCGGCTGCGAAGTACCCCAACCACCTGACGATACGTGCCGAAAATGATAGCGATCGCATCACTTGCCCTCCTTGAAGATGGCATCGAACGCCGCCTCGTTGAACCCCAAGCCCGCTGGCATGGGTTCGCCCCCGTCCTCGGGCTTGTACGCCGGGGCGCTCGACACGGCACGGCTGTAGCACTTCGGGCAGAAGCAGGTCTCCTCCCCACTCAGGTTGGGTGTGTATGCCGACAGCATGACGGGCGAAGTCCACTCATGGTGGCAATTCATGCAGTATCGGTCCCGCACATATCCGGTTGGTGTACTCACGACTTGGTCCTCTGGTTGTTGACGAACGATTCTCTCACTTGCTGCATGGCGAAGGCCCGCGCCTCCGTCATGGCTTCGAGCGCCTGCAATTTGCGGCGCGCTTTCCCTCCTCGTGGGATGTAGGGCTTAGGGGCCTCGACTCTGGGCTGAGATCGCTTCAGTTCACCGTAGAGGTCGTTGATGCAGGGCAGCTCGCTTGCCACCTTCAAGTACTCCCCTGCCTGCTTGGCGATCGAAGGGACTCCCATCAGGTCCTTGGTCATCGCGTCGATGGCCTTGTTGAGCAACGCCCAATCGGGCTGGTAGCGGGGCTGCGGTATCGGCTCGCTTGCCGCCTCAATTGCTAGCCTAGCAAGCTCCTCCTGCACGGTCTCCTTCTTGGGTGGAGGGTCGAACGCAGGCAGCTCATCGGGCGTTCTGCACAGGCGAGGGGCATAGGTCCACGCCCCCGCGAACTTCGTCTCGTGGCCATGCTTCATGCAGTGGGTGTGGACTACCTGCCGCGTGATAGTGAGCGTGTGGCCTGACGCGATCAGGTCATCGACAAACAGCCACCGCTCACCAATCGTGCCCTCAATCGGCTCCGTGCTGTGCGTGCCGTCCTTCGGCTTGCGCACGATCGCCCAATGCAGCTCAAGCGCGTCGGCCAGCATCGGCACGAACAGCGCCCCCGACAGCCCCCTGCCAATGAGGGTGTCGATGGGATCAACGAACGTAGGCAGATCGTCCTGCAGTTGGTTGATGAGGGCGATCGGATTGTCCATTGCATCGTCAAGGTAGGCGGCACGGCTGATGAGTACCCGGCCTCGGTCGGTCGTGGATAGGCGAGCCATCTCAATTACTCCTTGGTGTGTGGAACTACTACAGCCTGCCAGCGAGCATCTGCTCGTGAACCCATTCGTGGAAGGCAACGTGTACCCGCTGCGTCCCGGTCAGCCCCTTCCACAGGGTGGGGTCCACGCGCTCGGGGCGCTTGATCGGGTAGGTGCCGGGGGTTGCCATCCAGAGGCACATGAGCTGCTTCTCACGTTCGGTGAGGGTGAACTTCTCCTTGCTGTTGGGAACCGTGAACTTGTTGTCGCGGTCGGCGTAGCGGGTGAGGCCGCTGTGCTGCCGGTCGTACTTGCGCTTCTGCGCGAGCCGTTCGGCATGCCTGTCCGAGAGCGACTTGGAGTACTGGCTTCGATCTTTCATCGTCGTGTCCTCTGAGATTGCCCCGATGGTGGCGCTATGGGTCGTGGGGCCGAAGGCCCACAGCGTGTGCTAGATTGCTAGCCTAGCAAGGTAAAGGTCTGGACGGTTTCGGTGGTGTGGACGCTTTGCCTGACGCTTTATTCCGTATAGGAATCAAGGGCTTAGGGGTTAGCGCCCAAAAGAAAGCCTGTTTTTTACGAAGAACGCATACGGGGCTGAGGGGCGCGATCTCACCCTCGGCCTCTCAAACTCACTCGCTCCGTGCGTATCGTCGCAGCTAGCGGATTACCTATTAGTCTCTTTTATATAAGTATATGATATATATAAAGAAAAAAGAGACCATCGAAACGTCCGCTTCTTGGTGCATGGCCAAACATGCTGACGCTTTCCTGCCGCAAGCCGCTCGCATACGTGCCGTGATGATAGTGATCCCACACGTTTGGCGCTCCGTGTTGGGAACATGTTGCTAGCCTAGCAACCCCGGCACGTTTGGCGCTCCGTGTTTGGAACGTCGGCCCTACAATCGTGGGGCCAACAACGTGATGGGCCGAGGGTTTGCCATGACGCGGACAAAAAAAGGGAGCGCCTTGCGGCGCTCCCAATTGCGGGCTCTCAGCCCGCGAGGGGATTGTTGCGGTGGGCGTTGCCGTGCTTGAGGGTCAAGCCAGCGTCATCCGCCCACTTCACGAGCCGCGCCTTGTACACGGCATTGAGGCACAGCGGGATCGTGTCGCCCTCAGCCTTCATGTTGAGGATGCGATCCACGAGCGCCGCCACGTCGGCCTTGTGGTCGGTCGGCGCAGTCGCCGCCGCAGCGCGAGCCTGCATCACCGCCGCGAGGTTGTACTTCGCAGCCTTCAGCTCGGTGCAGAGCTTCCCGGCCTCCACGATGCCACCCTTGAAGCCCTGCTCGTAAGCCGTGGGCAGAATGGCCGCGCAGGTGAACAGCGCTTTCGCTCGGGCATGCTTCTGCGAGCAGGACTTGGTGATGCGCTCCTGCTGCTCCTTCGGCATGGCAGCGATCTGCTCCTTCGTGCCGTAGGACGCATACAGCCGACGCTTCACGTTGTCGGCGTGCGTGTCCACGATGCTGTCGGGCAGCGGCTTGCCGACCCAATCGGCGGGAACCTGCTTCCCGAAGTTCAGCACGGCACCGAGGAACGTGGTGTCGCGGCTGTGCGTGTCGTACGCTCCGACGAGCGCCGACTCCAGTGCTTCCCACGCCGACTCAGCGATTGCTAGGCTAGCAACCTCAGCCTTCGGCGGGGCAACCTGCACGGCTGCGGGGGCGAGTGCAGCAACCTTCGCCTGCATCTCGGCGAGTGCAGCTTCCAATTCCTTCTTGGTCATCGTAGTCAACTCCTATGGACGGTATGTCCATAAGACGGGTGGTGGGGGAGGGGGGGTC